GTAGCCATTGCTGACTACTCTCACCTAAATTACCACATTTGATGGCTTTACGAAAAAGCTAGGTATACGGTTGAACCGTTTATCTTTTTGGCCTTTAATATTTGACCTCTATTTCCTTTTGCTTTGTAGCTGACATGTACCCAATCAGGCTGTGAGTCATTACCAAACTCCCATATCATCTGATCAAAGGTAATGTTTTCCTTGATATATTCAAAGATTTGTGCGTTTGTTATCTTGCCATATCTGTCAGCATCAAGATCACAAGCCTCACCCTTGCAATGCTGCGAGCTGGCACTACCTTTCACAGCACGATTCAAGGCACCGGATCTGTAGCCGGAGCTGATATGAATAGGTACAGCAAAGTGCAATCTGAGAGGCTCGAATACTTGCTCACATAGGAGCTTTGCAGCTGCTAGATGCTTAGGATCAGTGATAGTATTATCTATGCCTCTGCGCTTAGCAGTATCTGAATGGCAAAACTCAGCCAGTGTGACGTGATCACTTAGCATCTTCCTTAGTTAGTTGTGACAATGTAGCTGTAACTGTACCAGCTGCAACCATGTATCCAGCTGCTGTGACAAGTGATGCTGGCAATACCACCGGAGCAGCAACAATAGTTGCACCAATCACACCAATTGCTACACCAATGCGCTGCACTTTTTTCCAAAACTTTGGAGTCTTAGACTGCCATCTTTCTTTTAGGCTCATATTTTAATTCTTTAGGTAATATACCAACAAGCAGATCAGGATACTTTACACCTGAATGAATGTCATTGTCTGATGTTTGAATGCGATCCTCTAGGCAATCATATAATTTAGATTCTACTCTTTCAAGTTTGCCCTCAACAGCATCAAGTCTACTTGTGAAATAATTGAACATTAACACTAGGATGAGAGTCAATAAACCTACCATCCCATTCTTTTTGATTGCTGCTGCAATTGCAATTGGATCCATGTTAAATTATGCAATTTTGTTCCAAATCAATATATCTTATTGAGTATGAATATGTCAGAATATATATTGTTTCCTGAAGAAGCAGTTGCCCATTGAGCTGTTACATTTAATGCATTTGAAATTGTTGTATCAAATGTTGTGCTATTCACTGTGTTAAATGCAAATCCTTGCACAGAAGCGTTGTTTGTTTTTGTATAATGAAATGCACCTAAAGTTACAATAGATGCTACACCAGCAGCTCCTATAGCTCTAATAGTAAAATCAATATTTAAAGACCAAATATCATTTATAACACTACTCCCTAGATTCTGTATACCACTATCTAACAAAACAATAGATCCTGCTTTTACTCTAATTGTAATATTTTGATTGTTATTAGCATTCATTACACCACCAAACACAGCCCTAAAACTATCACCTACTTGAAATCCATTTGCTGGTATAGTTAATGTACCCACACCGCCATTGATAAGACTGCTTTCTGCATTAGTGTTAGTAATTAAAGTGCTATTTGCAGTCTGTGCGAATAGTCCGTAATTAATAGTCGCTGGATATCCTGGGATGTTTATTACAGTTGTAGTTCCATTGTCGAACGCAGACACACCTGATCCAGTGAATGCCATGGTATTTCTTTGAGGAAGCGCAGTGCTTTCATCTTTAACTGTCTTATATCCAGTACTTGTCACGTTAATATTTGTAGTTGCCATTAGCTTAGTGTTATATTGATTGTATTATTTTCAGTTGTATTCTGTGTGAATGTATCTTCTAGCACTCCATCAACATACACATTGTAAGTCGTTGTAAGATCGCCACAATTGCCAGCTGGAGGATTCCCGTTCTCAAAGTCGTAATCATCAAATGGGATGGCACACCAATCTTCATTGTCAAATACTCTCAAAGATACCAGCATTGTCCATCCAGCCACCATATCTTGACCTTGATTGATGAATGGATCTGTTCCTATTTCAGCTGTGACATCTGCAAACTCAGTCCATCTGTACTGCTGTAGTGTAGTCTTGATATCATTGCATATCAATAAACAGTCTGAATGGACCTCATTGATTTGTCTATAGTTTGAATGATTGTACTTATCACAGATGGTGATGACAAAATTCACATTCACATATCCAGCACCCATCCCACTAGGCTGCAAAGTTGCCACCATCAGAGGATACTGTGCAGCATCTCTGCTTATAGCATCAAGGAAGTCACCTTGAAAAAACTCATTTATTTGTCTGTGCTGTGTTGCGATCTCTTGCAGCTCCAGCATGATTTGGTTTAGAGTCTTTTCCATTTAGGTAATTTTTTAATTTGTCAATTTGTTTCTTGCTTGCAGTGAATTTTTTCATACTATCCAGCCTAAAGGTTTGTATCCAGTGTGATCCTTGTCTACCTTCTCATTGCATTCATTGTCATCACAACAAACAATGTATTCAGGATATTTGACACCATTGTCATCTTTCAAGAATCCTATCAATCTTTCCTTGTAAAAATACGCATCCTTTCTGAGCATATCTCTAAGATGTACAGTTTCTGTATCTGTATTGGCTGTCATTGTCTCATCTGACTGGCGGCCCACCGCTTTGTTAGTCAGCTTCTCATTCAGCATTGCAGCAGCTCTGAAGTCAACAAATGCTACCAAACAAGGGATCACATAGTCATTCATAAGTGTAAGATAGTCCGCTGTCCAGGTACTTGTTTCAACCCGATGAAGCAATGCCTTGTATAAAGGTGTTCCAAGTGCTGGCTGCAAGTGCATATCTTGTGATCTCTTGATGCATACAGATAGGATCTTTGTATCTGTATTCATGTGGATCAATCCAAGTTTCTTAAGATTCTCAACAGATAGTAAATAGTTCATGTCTTATTGTTTTTTAATAACTAATTGTTGCACCCAAATATGTCTGCAATATGGTGTGCTTACTTGAGTCTGAGGATTTGTATACCATCCTCCTCTGTAGTTCCATACATTGCGATCTACTCTTGAGCTGATATTGTTGATTTCATCCCTTGTGTAAAGTCTATTTAATGACAATAGTCTAAGGCAGAAGTCTCTTGACTTAGTCAATACCTTTGGCACACCTGGCCTTTCTTTGTAGCTATACACCACCATGAATTGATCAATAGGAGCTGGAGCTTCATCCAGCAATTGCTTTCCCAAGTCAGACACCTCCCCATCAACAAGTAATTCAAAGTCAATAAGTCTCTCAGTTGACTTGGCAATCTCTTCTACACTGGCACCAGTTGCTGATGCAATAGCTGATGCATCCTCACCATCAATGAGCATTGATAGAATTGATTTCTCTAATGCTGAAATATTAGCTTTGACCTCACCAATAGTTGCAAACATCATTTGTTCTTTGCTGAATACCTCATCAGATGGTGTATCCCATTCAATGATATTTGTCTTTAGGACCTTGTATTCAGATGAATCAACACCATATTCTGAGAATATTGTAATCTCATCAGCACTAAATTCATGCTTGTGATCACAGCTTGATAGTGTTGTTGTTGGCAATCCTACAATTTTGCGAGCTTGTGCCTCTCCAATTGTTGGGAATGATGCCAATACTATCTGCAATGCAGCATCAGGTGTCAATATGCCTGACTTAATACTAGCAGCCACCTCAACAAGTGATGCAATCTGTGCACCATTCAATGCTGATTTAGCCACATCCACTTGAGCAGCTTCTGTTGCTCCACTTGCATCTGTCACTGGTGTTGCTGTAACTGGTGCTGCTGCTACAATTGGCCGAACATCAACTAGCTTCAATGTTCCAATGGCACCTGATAGCTGTACCATGTAATTTATCAACCATTCAATCTGCTTCTGTCTTGAATTAATGTAGGTATTCTTGTAGATCTCAAACAAGTCATCTGTCTCAGCTGCGTTGAATGATCCATTCGGAGCAATACCAAACAAGGATGGAGCCACCACAGAATGAGCCACAAGAATATTCTGCTGCACTGACTTCTCAGTCATGGCATATCTCTCATGTAAGTTATTACCATTCAATGGCATCACTGTAGGAGCTTCGTCTGCTCCATTGCTGAATGTGATGATGATCTCACCAGCATCCTCCACAGATTGTGTACGGCCCTTGATTTGTTCTTTTATCTTTCTTTCCTCTTCAGATGTTTCAGGCTCACCTGATGCCAGATTAATTAGTGTACCGGCCTTGAATCCATTCTGCAATTCATACATGTGAAACTTACTGATGTCAACATCTGTCTGAATGGCTGTAATACCACCATAATAAGGAGGCTTTGGATAGATTCCTTTCTCACCTCTCGCTTGCTTAGATGGCTCCTTATAGTACAGAATGAATGATCCAGTGCGATTGTTCTCATTCAGTGCTGGATAGCTTCTGTAATTTGTCTTTTCTGCTGATTGCTGCAAAGCTG